CCATATACTTATTCCTTAACTGTCCACAGGCACCATCAATATCTCTGCCCATTTCCCTTCTAATTGTAACATTTAGTTCTGATGCTTGATATTACTGCACCTGTAAATCAAATGCGTCTTGTAATGCGTCTTTCTCACACATAACCATATCAATTCAGAACATATTATATATTACAATCGCACTCAACATTTTATCACAACAAAATAAAAAGGACAAGATTTATACCCTGTCCTTCCCGTGTAATTTATTCTTTTTCTTCTTTATATAATATGCCAGTGTATTCCCATAATAATTTAGGGCTTATATAGAAGTCATACTGTGTAGATTCTTTTTCTTGATTCCATTTTGTATCTACGATTTTCTTTTTAAAAGCAACTCCTATTGGTAATACACCTCGTATGATTCCTTGTCGAATGAATTGTTGGTCTTTACCCATCAGTCTTGCTGCTTCTTTTACAGGCACATTCTTACCAGAGAATTCTGGATAATTACATACATCTAATTCCATTTTGAATCACCTCCCATTCTGGAAGTAATATTAATAAATTTATATGTAACCCATGTACGGAGTTTTAACCTAGATAAAAAATAAGAGGGCATGTTATATGCACGCCCCCAGATAATCTACTATTCAGTTGTATTATTATTTTTATCTTTATTGTACTTGCTTGATGATATACCAAGCATTGTTCCCATCATCGCGTCAAACGCACCTGCGATTGTGAGCACTGCGTCTGTATACGGGATGTGACAAGTAGCACCAACGATACCATAAAAAGTAATAAGTGCTGGTAAACCAATCATTGCAATCCACTTAAGCATGTCGTAAGTTTCATTACTCATCTTCTTCATGATTTTTCCTCCTTGCATTTGAGATGAAGTTCTTCTATCTCTTTATACATTTTTGTAGCCATACCGTTCCCTCCAAGATTATGATAAGCATCATACATTTCACAAAAGTTTGAATATGCATAAGATGGAATTTCGCCCAACTTCATATACTTGTCATGATACTCTATCAACTGAACTCTTAGGAGCAGCATAGTACCTTTACTATTAGCGTCCCTATCTTTTTTCTGACGCTGTAACAACCATACAATATATCCCATTAATGTTGGCATTGCTGTTGATAAGATAATTATGTATGTTTGAAATAAAACATTCTTCATTTATTGTCCCTCTTTAATTTTCTGTCACATCTTCAAGCATGAAATCTAATGCAGATATCTCTGCTGGGCTAAGAGCGTCATATCGCGAATCTTCGAGCTTATCAAGTTCTTTAATATTAGCTTTACAAATATCGATACTAGTTACTGTTCGATAATACTCAGCAATTTCTTTATTAAGACTTGGTAATGCTGCTTCATCAATAACATAGCACTTATTCTCATCAATAGCCGGAGTTCCATCTGGATTCTTTACAGCATAAGCTTCAGCTAACTTTATACGATTGTTATCAATCAAGTTTGCTTCCTTCTCTAATGCTGAAAGATTCTTTGATATAGCATATGACAACTTTATTGGGAGTTTCTTTGAAGATATGGCTACGAACGCCTGATATTTATTTCGGATATCGCCTAATGTTAATTCCATTTTGAATTTCTCCCTAATAATTAAGATTCAATCAGTGCAAGTGCCTGCTCTTCAAATTTATCCATATCCTCTGTGCAAGCTTTCTTGTTAGCTAAATACTCAGTTCTGTTCTGAATATTCTTGTTAACACTTACACTACTTCCATCATCTGAAATTGAAGCTGAGAGATACACAATATTGATTCTCTGCTTTTCAGAAGAACCCGCAATGGCCTTCTCTATATAACTTGTTCCTGTAAATGTGATATCTTTTCTTGTCTCTAACATATTTTTATTTCCTTTCTTTTTATGAAACCTCTAAACCGAATATACCTTGAACAGTATATGTTAGCGTTTTTGTTCCAGTCTTGGTTGATCCCGCCAATAACCGTATTTGATGTGTTTTTAATGGACTACTAAACCAATACACAAATGTAGCGCCAGCATCTAATTCAACAGCATTTGACGACTCGCCATATCGATGTGCATTTGCAGTAACACATGCTCCGTCTACATATATTGCACAGTTTGTCGTACCATAATCATCTGTTGTATCAGTCCATATAGCAGCATTGATTACAAATAACCCTATTCCTTGCACTGTCCATGTAAAATTAAATGCATTAATATTATTAGCAGTCGTTGTGTAGCGTTCATTTAATTTATCATTACTTACTCTTGTAATCATATGTGTGCATCCAACCGTACCATCAAGTGTTACATAAAATGGATACCAATTGCCGAGTCTATAATAAATTGCTAAATTTTCATCATTAGTATAATCGGCCTCGGTAAATTGTGTTAAATTAGCCAAGCCAATTAACGCATTCATATAGTTACCATGTGACCATAACCCACTGTTTCTAATTTCCCAACCGCCTACAGTTCCACCAGTTGCAGTTATTTTTTTACACTCCATAGTACCATCTTTTGCAATGGTAAGATTCGTACTACTTACACTGAAGCTATTACCAGTAAGATTCAAACCACCCTTAGCTGTGATGTTAATAGTATCAGCGATGGCTTCAATTGCACTTTTCAGCGACTTTTCATCAACTTTTAATGCAATCTTAGCTTCTGTATCTTCTGGCGCTGCGGTCCAATCTGTAGCCTTATTACCCTTCTCCAACTTAACAGCTCGTTGAGCACCGAACTCCCACGATATACGCATATATGCTACACCGCTCGGAATGGTTATCTTCTCTTTATAATACTTGTCGGTGTTGTAAACGTCGTTTGGGGCTACCTTAATAAATTCTTTATTAGAATTGTAATAGGCATAAACAATCCAAGCCTCAGTATTATTATCCGTCCAGAACAGCTGGAACATATACTCTTTTCCAGCATCAACAGATATGTATTCACCGGTAAGAAACGTTTTATCCCAATCGGCTGTATATCGCAACGCTCCAGTATCATCAATCCAACCAACAGTCAAATCAGTTGTCTTAATAAGGTTTCTGCCACCTATAGAAATATCATCTATCTTAGCATCCGTATCCTCTGGAGCTAGTGTCCAGTCTGTGGCTCGATTGCCTCGTTCTACCTTAACGTTACCAGTATTCGGATAACTTACCAATATAAAATATGCACCATCTGGAACCTTCCATGTGAATAAATTATTGATGTTTGGCATACGTGACATAAATTTTCCTTCACTATCATACCAATTCCATCTGAACCATTCACTTCCGTTATCTTTATGGAATGTAAGCTCTTCGCCAGGCACAACAGATATCTTCGAACCCATGACATTTGTTTTGTCGTAATCATTCACATTACCATCGGCACCCAGTGCCTTATTAACAAGCTCCCCCGTTCGAATAATGAGATTTCTACCACCTATTTTGATTGCACTAACTTTGGCCTCTATTTGATTAGCCTTGGTATCTATAGCCGAATTCACCTGTGAAACAGTATAATAATTACCCATTGCATCCTGCCGTTGATAAGTAGCGTTAGCTGATATAAGTACTGCTTTTTTAGTTTCGGTTAACTTGGCGTCCATATCGGTTTTGGTATATACCTTATCCAAAACCCCTTCTGGTGTAGCGCCAACGCTGTAAGACGTACTTGTTGTATTATCCGTATAAGTGAAAACTGTACGTGTCCATAAATAAGGTAACGCTGCTGTAGTCTCTGGTGGAGAAGTTACCCAAGTACCAGTTGGAGCAGTCTTTCCAGATGCCCCAGCCTGATATGTTATTGCTGCGGATTTAATTCCTTTGCCTGATGCTCCAGTAGCACCAGTCTTTGCAACCGCAAAAGAGAATTTCTTCGTAATAATGACATCGTCTATTGTTATAGGAATTACGGCTTCACATGCAGATGTGATAGTAGCGGTCGTCTTAAACGTAATCGTCGGGGAAACAGTATTATTATTACTCACTGATGCTGTTATCCCAATTGGACATGTTATAGTTCCAATGATAAGTTTGCATACCTTTGTGCCACAATATGCCACCGCCTGAGTTGTACATGACAGCCCAGACGGAGCTCCTGAGGTGTTGCCAACAAAAGTATATGCCTCGCTTGTGAGACTAACAGAATATGCGTCCGTAACATCTATTAATGTGATTTGACCAGATGCTTTAACCGCCATTTTGACGACACCTCCCTTCTTACTTTAGCCTTCCAGCTGACATGTATATGCCTGTGTATTATCTACATCGTTCGCAGATACTGTTAGAGTCTTAGCTGTTGCTAAGGCTGTTGTACTGCCTGCCTTATACCACTTGATAGACCCAAGACCACTAACTACTCCCGCATCTGTGATTGTCTGCTCAATAGAACCCTTGAACACATGTGCTGTAAGTACTGTACTTCCTGCATTATTCTTAAATACTGTTCCATTACTAGATGTTATTGTGACTGTGATAGCATCTGCACCGGCAGCACCAGTCTGTCCTGTAGCACCGTGTGTACCGATAATAGCTGGTGTAGTCTTAACAGTCGAATTATTAGTATATGTAATAAGCTGATAGCACCAAATATACTTATTGGTTGTTGTAGTTGCGGTTGGAGATGTTCCCCATCCACTGGTATTAACTGTAACGCCGCTGCCAGCTGATGTTGTAAGATAATAATTAACAACGCTCTTAATACCATTTCCTGTAGCACCTGTCTGTCCTGTAGCGCCGTGTGTACCGATAATAGCTGGTGTAGTTTTTGATGTTGTATTATTGGTATATGTGATAAGCTGGTAAGACCAAAGATACTTATTGGTTGTTGTAGTTGTCTGCATGGTTGTAGTCCAACCCTCAGTAGATGTAGTTACGCCTGTGTTAGCCGTAGACGCTAAGAAATAATTAACAACGCTCTTAATACCTACACCTGTAGCACCAGTCTGTCCTGTCTGGCCTGTCTTTGCTACCGCGAAAGAAAATTTCTTGTTGACTGTTATGCCATCTACAACAACTGGAATCACAGCCTCACATGCTGCTGTTACAGTCGCTGTTGTAGTAAATGTAATTGTCGGAGAAGCAGTTCCACTATTCTCAACAGAAACCGAAATCCCTGTTGGGCATGTAATTGCTTTCTGGTCTACGTTAACAACTGTACACTGGTTAGAACCACAATATGCAACAGCCTGTGTAGCGCACTTTAATCCTGCTGGTGCCCCTGAGGTGTTACCAACAAATGTAAATGCCTCTGATGTCAATATCACCGAATACGCATCAGTGACATCAATAATGGTCGTCTGACCTGTTGCTTTAATTGCCATTTATTTTTCCTCCTAATCTGTAATTAGATCACATGTATAAATGCCCTTTGTATCAATATCTCTAGGGCTTATTTTAAATTTAAAACCATTTTCTGAAATACGTTCATCAATTGACGGAATCTCAAGATAAGTGTCGCCATCATGTTCCTGTGACTTCCACTGCAAATATGCAGATTCTCCATATGTAGCCTTGAGCTCTTCTATGTTGGTTATTCTCTGTGTACCTCTGAATATTGTTACAGATAATACAGTTGATACATTAGTATTTTTAAAAACATTTCCTTTGCTTGAAGATATGCTTATTATGGAAACTATTTCTTCTTTTACACTATCAAGCTCATCTTTCAAATTGCCGATTGCATCCTCTACACTTCCACCTGTAGAAAACTCTAAGGCATCTGCAGAAATCCTAAGCTTATACAAACCATCTGTATCTTTATAATACTTAATATAATGTTTTGAATCGCCAACAGCCATCTGACCGTCTTTACTAAGATATATACCACGAACACCACTAGTTGCTGATTCTTTTCCTATCGAATATATAGCGCTATCCTCTATTTTAAAACCAGCAATAGTTGCATCAAAAGCCACTAAATCTTTAACATCTATTTTAGACGCTGTAACTGACTTAGCCCTGATAACTTGTCCATTCAGACTGTTATAGTCTGTCTGTTGTGCTTCAGTCGTAATACCATCGGTATTAAGTTTGTAATAAAGACCGTCTTCACCTTTAATTACAAGCTTATCTGCCACAATGGTGTTACCCTCGATTATATCGCCCTTTATGGTTACACCGACAAGTTCTCCGGTAATAGTTTGATCACCTACAGTTACATTTTTTATTAAACCAGACATGGAATAAAAATATTCCATAGCGGCCTTACCAATGTTAGTAAAATCTATATTGGCATATTTTAGTTCAGCATCCTTAGCGCTAAGCTTCTCACTTTCAATTTTTCGTATCTTTGCGTTAGTTGCCTCAAAATCTTCTGTTTTAGTAAAACGTGAATTAACATAGTCTGCATCTACCTTTTTGGCCAACAGATTTTTTGTTTCTTGTATTTCAGTATAAGTTCTTTCTTTTTCTGTTATAGAAGGACCCTTGAAGTCTATCTCCTCTTCCGTTTTTGTTTTGGAATAAGAAGATATTGTCATGGACATACCACCGTCATATTCCTGCACAATATTCATTACCGGAATTTTATATACATCTTCTCCATCTTCTACTGTAATAATATCCCATGGATCCAGACGTATATCTCCCAGAGCCTTTATTGTTGCACCTCTGTATGTAAATCCCTTTAGTTTCGCATATACTTTTTCAAGTTTTGCCTGTGGCATAAAAGGATTATCCAAGGTTATACCAAGAAGACCGTCTCCAGATGTATATGTTGTAGAGCTATCGACATTGCATGTTAATTTTTCAAGTTTAAACTCACCTTCATCTTTTTCAAATGACATGATCCTTGATAAGTTATATGTAGCATCGTTATCCTCATACCACTTAATTACAATGGTTCCCGTTCTATCCACGCAAGCAAAACCACCTGCCAAAGAAGCTATGTATCCTATCATTTCGCGATATACATAGCCATTAGGCTTGGTATCAATAATAATATCTTCCAAACCTTCAGTATTTACAGGAATACCACAACCTTCACTTATCTCATTCATAACTGCAACTGCAGATGCCGGATACTCTAACTCAGAAGCATATAATCCTGTCGTCTGTATCATTCTGTCATAAGCTGTAAATGTTGTCGTATATTGGTCACTTGTTGGATGCTCGGCTTTGAATATTCCTACCGGAACATATTCATAAGTTCCATCTGGCAGTAAGAGGCCTATTTCTAACGGCAACTCTATACCGTCAAAAAGAATATCGCTCTTTTTTATAGTAAGCTCAATTTTGGCCGCAACTGTTGAACCTAATTGTAAATATTCATCTGCACAGGAAGCATTCTCATATGTCATTTTCTTAAAGCCTGCGTCTATCCATGTTCCTTCTACATTAAGTCTAAGATTAAATGTCCTTGATGGAGAACGAATAGTTGTCGCAAACTGCTCTGTAACATTTTTATACATAATTTACTCCTGTATCATAAACTCCAATGCTTCTATATCATGCGTTGTAAGTGCCTCATAATCACTTCCATTGCACTTCTCTACATCCGCAATATTTATAGTGCAAATATCCACCTCTGCAGTTGTCATATTAAGTTCTTCAATCTGTTTAATGGCTGTTCTTGCTTCTGCATCGTTCTCAAACCTGTAATTACCATTCTCTATAATAGAATTCCCCTTTTCATCCCTCATGCAGTACGTCTCAAGAATCTTAATTCTTAATTCTTCTGCGCATGAATGCTCAGCTTTAAGTGTTTTAAGGTTTTTTACAATAGCCCAGTTAACTTTCAAGGGGAGCTTTTTATTAATAGACTGTAAGCTATTAATCTGCTTTTCTATATCCTTAATGCTTAATGTTATCTTCATATTTACTCCTATTACTGCTGTATTATAGATACACTAGCACTTCTGTAATAATAGTTACCGTCACCTATATCACCCAATATCTCTTTACTTAATGTACCTCTATAGCTTGTTATTGTTATATCCTGTCCATCATCATGGAATGTTATCGGGAAAAATCCGGCGATAAGTTTGTTCTTAATAAGTGCCATCTCATCTTCCTTCAATATTCCCCAATTAATAGATAAGGTCTTCTTTTCAGCGACAACATCACCCAACATTGTTCCGTCAAGTGCTCGTCCTGTAGAAGAAGACCATATAATCTCATCATCCACCTTGATGGACACAGGAGCCGGCAGCTCCTGTCCGTCACATCTCAGTATCAATTCATCACATCCTTGTTAAGTTATAATCTCACATTTTCCTGTCTGTTTGGTATGCTCGTTAATCTTATCAACCACATATTTCTTCAAGCTCTTTCCATCAAGTTGTATATCAAGGTCCAGCGTTTCAAGTATCTTAAGTATCTGCTTAAGAATACTTATAGCTTCTGCCAATAACTCTGCACTAGATGCCATAGCTGCTGCCTTCTGTGCCATATCAAGTAACTTGTCCTCAGGCGCTACAACTTCGCCCTGGTGCCTGTTATCACCAATCATGGCAAGCTGTGGAGTGTTTGGCTTAACATATCCACCTTGTGCAAGGTATGGAATCTTAGAGAAGTCGGCTTCCGGTAAATGGAATCCAAAATCTTCGCCACCTATACCAGGTACCCAGTTTGGTACTTTAAAGCTAAGCTTATTTACAGACCTTACTATTGCATTTATGCCAGATTGAACACCTGTAATCAGTCCGTTAATAAATCCAATAACAAGATTGAGTGGTGCTTTCGCAACATCTGCCAGTAAAGAAAAAATCCCGCTAAATGTATCTATTATTCCATTCCACGCTTTTTCCCAATCTCCTGAAAAAATTCCTGTGATAAAATCAATCAAGCCACCAAATATGTTCTTAATATCTCCGAATATATTTTTCACATTAGCAACATATGCATTCATGATGTCGCCCAATGAACCGAAGCTCTTTGAGAAGTCCATATTAAAGATATTCTGCAGCCAGTCGTCAAATTTAGAAAAGGCTGATGTTATACTCTCCCAGATACCCGAAAACCATTCTCCGGCAGACTGCCACTTATCTACAATCCAGTCCCAGCATATTCCTGCTGCCTCTTTTACTGTATCCCAGTGCTTTACCAGTTCATATATTCCAAGTCCTAACGCTGCCAAAGCTGCAATTACAAGTGTAATCGGGCTTGTTAATATAGACATTGCCACGCCAAATGCTGTTGTGGCTGCCGTAGCAAGCCAAGTTGCTGCAGTGTGTGCCGCTGTTGCTGCTGTATTAGCAACTTTTGCTGCTGTATCAGCTACCCATGCCGCCGCGGAAGAGGCTAATTTTGCAATTGTTTGCCCTATTCCAACAATAAAATCTTTTGCATACAATGCACATATTGCTAAAGTTTCTGCTTTATCTGCTACCTTTGCAATTGTACATGCATATAAAGTTGAAGTAAGGCTCTTTATAATTCCTATTACGCCGCCCGCATTTGTTATAAACTCAGCTAATTCTACAGCTTTCCAAGCCGCTGCAAATGCTAATATCGTTACAACTATTGCATCAAATGGTCCTTGATTATTGCTAATCCAAGTTGATATTCCCTCCAGAGCTGCTGCCAGATCTTTTAAGATATCAACTATCATTCCACCAGTCCATTCTGCTACCGGCTCAAGGAAATTATCCCACGCCCAGTCCCATAATGGCTTTAGTGCATCTAATGCACTGTTCAATACATCAAGCCCTGCTGATAGAACATCTAAAAAAGCTGGTAACGCATCTTCAATTGTCCATGTAGCTAATGGTACAAATATATTTGTCCAAGCCCATTCCAAACCTGAAAACAACTTTTCTGTCAGTGGTTGCGCTGATTCTTTTAAATTATCAAGTGATGTTATCAGGTTATCAAATGATATTGACTTAAGTGGCTCTAATGCCTTTTTAACTTTAGATGCCATATCTGATATTGCACTTGATACATTTGTTGTTTCAGATGTTACTCCTGTGTCTATACCAAGACCACCTGAAGATGTGCCACCTCCACTAGAACTACTGCTGTCCGTCGGCTCTGAAAGTTTTTCTATCTGGTCAAATCCGGCCAGCGATTTCTCTATCTCCTTCGCTGTAGAAGATGCTGCATCTCCTATACCACTTACATTATCCGCCGTGTCTGACGCTATATCTCCAAGGCCTGTTATTGAAGAAGCTGAAGAAGATATATCCGCACCAGTAAGCATCTGTGTAAATGTTGCAAACCCATCAGCAACCTTCTGCAAGCCTGCAAGCACAGTATTTAAGCCTCGTAATATAGGTGTAAATAATGCTATAAAGCCTTTACCAAGAGAAGCCTTTAACTGTTCGAATCTGAGTGATAATATTCTTGTCTGATTTGCCCAGGAATCCTGTGTCTTAACAAAGTCTCCTGTGGCATTGGACAGTGCGCTTGTGACATACTGATAACGAAGCATTACTTTTTCCTGCTCTGTCATCTTAGCCGTAGTCTTACCAAAGCCATTATTAAGCGCATACTGGTCTAAGTTCGTCTGAGTCATTACAACACCTAGGTCCTTAAGTGTCTCTGTTTCACCTGTCCAGATAGCTTTCAGCTTTGTATATGCCTCGTCCGTTCCAAGATTGTAAAATGATGCAACATCACCTGTTAATCCAGTAACATCTTCTGCCATATCAAGTGCAGCCTGTCCTGTAATACCCATTGCATTACTCATCTGGCCAAATACACCCATGTACTTCTTAGCAGATAATTCAGATAGTCCGAAATTAGTCATTGCATTGGAAGCCCACTGGTCTGCCTGTCCACTTAAGTCCTTAAATGCCGTATCTACAACATTCTGTACTTCTGTAACATTAGAACCAACTTCTAAGCAGTCTTTCGTAAACTTAGTAAAAGCTGCTATACTTAATCCAGCAGCTATTTTCTTTCCCATACCAGAAAAGATGGATGTTGCCTGCTTAGCCGCCTTATTAGAAGCGCCAGTAAGCTGATTAACTATCTGTGAACTGTCTATGCCAAGTTCAAGAGCTATCTGTCCTACTACATCCGACATACTCCCTCCTTTCCGGCATTTAAAAAGACCACTTTCTACTTAGAGAAAGCGGTCTTAGCCCAATTTTGGAAGTCACTCCAATACTTATTGTAATTTGCAGGATCTTCCATTAATTTTCTATTTCTTCTTAATATCCAGTCATTGCGGATTTTCTTCTGTTCCTTAGTAAACTCCTTTATAACCTTAGGATCTTTTTCTGCTCTGATTCCCACAATTCTTCCGAGTGGTGTTTCAGGCATTATTCCTGACAATAAAGAACAGAATTCAGCCCATGACATATCATCTTCTGTTCGCAATCGTATGCCATACTGGGACAGGAAGCTGGCTTCTATCAGCTCCCAATCATCCCATAGGTCATAATATGCCTCATGCTGAGGGTGTCTGCTCCTCGCCGTACGTTCCCATAGCAACCTGCATGATTGTATTATACATTTCCTTATATTCTGGTATAGGAAGGTCTAACGCCTCAATCTTATCTGAAGCATCTTTTCCTACAAGCATTTCAAGACCTTTAATCATAAATGCCATATCGTCCTTGTTTTCCTTGCTTTCTGCTTCCTGTGCCATAGCCTGTATATTAAGAATTGTACTCTTTCTGTTATTAACAGTAACAGTTATATCTTCTGTAATACGAATCATAGGTAACTGGTTCGTAATCTTCATGGATATATCTATTACTCTAAAATCTGTCTTTGCCATTATTCATATCCTCTTCTTTCTTTAAGCTGCTGCATATGCTATATATGTCGGTTTACCGTCAGACTGTGCTTCCCATTCAAGTGCATCAATGCTTGTAGAATCTCCACCGAGAGATGTTACATTGATTACCGCTGGTATAAGAAGCTGGTCAAGGTTAGGGAAAATAACAGATACCCATGTATTGCAATCCTGTCCTGTCTTCATGAAAAGGCTTGCCACATAATCATTTCCTTCATCACCATAGTTACGCTTACCGCCGAAAGACATACTAAGCGACTTACCTGTCATAAGTCTTCTTACCCAGCCTTTCTGGTCCATTGGACTCCATTCTTCAATGGTTCCATCTACAGATACGCTTAAACTCTCTGCATCTTTTACAACCTTTGTTTCTACTGTTTCTGGCGTATCTGCATTCTTTCTTCCAACTATACATATTCCAAACTGAATTGTATGCACCGGATTAACACCTGTTAATGGTGTCGCTTTCGCATCATATCCAGCTATCTTTGTATTCTGTCCCATATCTTTACCTACCTTTCATAGTAAAATTTAAGTTCTATGACCATTTCAAATATTCCTTTCTCGTCTGTATCAACTTCAATCGGAGCTGATACTAGCATTTCTGTAAACAGAATATTTGTGCCATTAATGTTTACCCGTTTCATATCTCTGAGCTTATCGTACAGCTCCTGTGAGACTTTTTCTGTCTCCCTGACACTTTTATTCCAATGAATCAGTATACTTATGGATTTGACAGCATAAGAGCTATTCTGTATACCTCCAACAGCCATCTGAACATTGTCTCCCCTGTTAAGATGGTATACTCCTATGCTCTTATCTTTCTTATCATCAAGCTTGCCACAATATACATGGTCATCAGCTGCTATTCCAAGACCTGCTATAAGGTCTCTTACATCACCTATTCCTAACATCACAACCCCGCATTCTTTTTATAAAACTTTCCAAATGCTTTAGGTGCAAGATTCTGCTTCTTACCACCCTTCATGTAGTCATCAAGCCATCTGCCTTTAGCATTTGCATTTCCTTCATGTTTCTTGCCTTTATCATCTGTCCACGGTGTCTGATGGAAGTTGTATTCCGGATGGTAATACAGCCGTCTGGCGTATGGTGTACTAGACACAAGATATGCTTTTCCCTGACCTATATCAGATAAATCAACAAATGTGCTTTCATTCTGTAATGTTCCTGTATCCCTCGGTATAACCTGGCTCTGAACAACATCTGTATGTATTGCTTCTGCTGTTTGTGCAACTGACACTTTTGCTGCTGCCGTAAGCTTCCTTACCATAGGCATATTAAGCTTCACTGTAGATTTCACATTCCTTGCCATTACATCACATCCAATCTTACATAATTAACTGTACCGTCCGGATTACGGCACTTTGTACCCTTGTATATATGCCTTGTTACACCGAACACCGTTATATTACCTTCGGTAATTACCGGAAGCTCTGGTGCAATATCTCCTGGTATCAAAGCACATCCTTCAAGTTGTATAAGAACCTTTTCTGCCGTTAATACGGTCTTGCCGCTGTCCTGATAGTTACATAAGCCATCCCATATAACAGGCTCAAGAGGCTCTCCATAGACATTCCTGCCTTCTTGCGTTATCTCAAGATGTATTTCTGTCTTACACATGCTCTTTAATATTAAACACGGGTACTTCATACTCACACCCCCAGACTTAAACAACACAAACCTGTCTGACAAAGTATCTGGTATGTGTCACGCTTTACAGCAATTCCATTCTGTATAAGAACATTCCAACTGCTGCCAAACTGCATAGATACTCCATTTAAAGAATAGTTCTGCAAGACACAATTAATCATGTCCTCATTCTCATATTCAAAATCAGCCATCTCACAACACACATCTATCAGTATGCCTTGCTGGAACTCTGTCAGATTATTAAATCCTCTTGATGTTATACGATTAAAAGTAAGCGAGTCGATATGCCGGCTCGCCTGTTTTAATCTTCGTTCTATCTGCTCATCTGGGATAAGTCTATGCTCGCTAAGGTATTGCTCTTTACTTGCATATACCATAGGCTTACTCTGCAATCTCTTCTGCAGGATCTACATCAGCAAATACAGAATCGACATTACCGTCCTTGCCATTAGGGAATACAAATGTATCACTTAACTGGCGATTCTGATAAAGATATCCGTCTCCTTCTGTATGTGCTCCTGGTGCAAAGTAATAGATTGATGAAATCTTAGGTACTGTCTTACATGTCTGGCCACATGCAACAAGCACATTAATCTTGCGTGAGCCCTGAACAGTCTTTTCATAATATGTGGCTATATTAGTCTTTGTAGGTTTTGCCACTACTGTATAAGAGCTGTCGCTCTTAGTGTAGTATGTCTTTCCTTCTGCTACATCTGTATCAGCTGTTGTAGCATACTTTGACTTAAGCGGAGCAAAACCACCTTCTGCAACATCCCAATCGAATCTATCATAGAATCTTTCATCATCGACAACTTCCATAAGTGTTACACCATCAATGTCAGTAACACGAGTCTCAATACCAAGACCGCCTTCTGCAATCTGTGTCATTTCAATCTTGCGTGTAAATTCCTTTGACATTTCCAGCTTATCCATAATGTCAGAAGACACATACATGATAAGGCTTCCATTTGCCTTGTATCTTCTAAGCTTACCTGCTGCCAGAATAGCTTTAAGCTTAGCAAATACATTCTCTGTTGTGTATTCTGTAGCAGAGGTTTCCGAATGGTATGATTCTGTATTCTGTGCAGCCTGTGCAACCTTACTAAAGAATAATGCATCTGTCTCAGGTACAACCTGTGTCTGCTCAAAGACGCGTGAAATGTTCTGGATAGACGCTGTCTGATTGGTCTCATCGACATCTGCCTTGTCAACCATGAACTGTACATCCCTGTCATGTGTTACTGTGTAAGGAACATCTTTCTGGTTATATTCTCCTGTGTTCCATCCGCCTGATCTCTTGTGATTCTTATAACCGCTTACACTCATCTGAGTAAAGTGGAATGTCTTTGCATCTAACCATCTGACATTACTTGTAATAAATGGTGATGTAAGTGTGCCCTGCATAAGAATTGCTAATAATTCCGGACTCCACTGTTCTGCGTAATTCAAATTTGGCATATTGTTTTACCCTTTTAACCTTTCTTAATTAAATCTGTTCCATCTCTTTGTTGGAACATTTACATTGTTACCTGTAGAGGACTGCTGTCCGTTATTCTGCTGTCCTGCACCAATCTGAAAACCAGCATTGCCTTCCTGTACCGGCTTAAGTGCAGGTACATCTTTGATAACCTGCTCAAGTGCAGCCTTGATATTGTCCTCTGATATCTTTCCATCTGCATCCTTTGCCTTGCTGAAATCAGCCATCTTAAGTACATATGGAAGTGTCTTGGCGTTAATACCAAGTGTCATTGCTACCTTTGTAGCTGCAAGCTCAATCTGAGCCTGTTCAGCAACCTTCTGTGCTGCTGCCACTTCATTCTGAAGATTAGCATTAGCGTTCTGCTGCTGTTCTGTCTGCTGCTGCTTATTCTGCTTAAATGTTGCAATAGCCTGACTTATCTCATCTTCTGATAATCCCTGCTGCTGGAAATAGCTTTTAAGCACAGCATTCTCTTTCTTAGCAGTTGCATTATCCAGCATTGCCTGTATCTTGTCATAATCAACACCAGCTGTCTGCTGATTATTCTGGTCACTCTGCTGTCCTGCCTGTCCATTGTCTCCTCCAGCATTCTGGCCGCCGTTACCATCTCCGCCCTCAGCGAAGAACTGTAAATTCATAGGTAATGTCTTTCTCATCACTCTATCTCCTTTCTTCCGTTTACCGCCCGTCGGCATTTTCCTAAAGTTTAGTGCCATTAAGTTTTGGGCATATAAAAAGGACGTCCATTGCTGAACGTCCCAGATATCAATATGATATTATTTATTTTATTGTATTCAATACTTCTTTGAGCTTATTCACTATAGACCTTTATCTTGAATATAACATATATATAGTTGCTGCAGATTCGTCATTATCTATAAGAGATTCGCCCTCTGCAAATGCTGTCTGAACAAATCCTAATGTTGCTGTTGTCTGTTCCAGTTCATACAAAGCATTCTCAAAATCAATTTTAGCAGACATATTACACCTCCATATTCATCTGTGCGTTAGTGTTCTGTATCTGTTCTTTCAGAACCACAGGCAACCTATAACCTTCTATTATGGATATTGCTGTATCACACTGTCTACGCTTGATTGACTTGTAGGAAGTAACCTGAAACTGTCTCTTCAGCTCTCTGTATATATCTGTGTATACCTTACCACTCAAAGACTTATCGTGGTAGGCATTACTATCTTTACCACCTAAGGCACGAGTTCCAACCTTACGAACTGCTGTTGTAATTCTGTCACATTCAATATTCATCAGTGGCATATCCTGCTTAAAGTCTTCCAGCTCCTGCTTAACTTCATCTATCTTATCATTGACTTCAAGAATTGCCTGACTCTGTAACTGGAGTTGTTCAAGTGCTGTGCGTGGCTTGCTGTTGTTTATATGTTCTTCCATATCGTGAAAACGATTGATGTATCTTGCTGTAAATTCTGTTCCCTTTGCACCCGTAAGCTTGTGTGCTATGAATTCACAGCCTTTCTTTGTAACATTGTAGCAAGGCATTAGCTTATTCTGGCTGTTCTTATATGTACTCTCTGTAAAGAAATCGGACTGGGGAATTTTCCCCTCACCTAATTGTTCTGAATATCTACGAATATCTTTTAATAATTCATTATGCTGCTTACCAACCATTCCTGCTACTTCAACACTTGTAATTGTCTGTTCAATCTGATTCATACTAAAATTCTCCTTTTTAAATGATATTTACAAGGAGTATCTTTCTATGATAAAATATTTCATAGAGGATATTCCTCAGTTTGCGAAACACTCGGTTATCTTGGTAGGGTATCGGGTGTTTCTATTTTTTATCCAACTTCTTAATTCCGCGACTAATTGCTTCCGTTCGATTTACACTCTCCCTTTCACAATAATTCTCTAATATCTTTTTATCCTCGTCACTTATTCGAATGCTTAATTTATTAGGTCTTGGATTGTTTGTCGGTCTGCCTGTCCTAGGACTCATTTTTCTCACCTCACTTTTGTCGGGCATAATTGTATTATATATTATGTCGGGCAAAAGTCAAGTACTTTTATTTAAGACATTCTTATTTTTGACCAGTTTCATATTTAAATCAATCTATTTTCATCATATTTCCACTCTAGTAGAATGTAATTTTTTACAATTAACTGGTCAAGAGGTTATTATTTTTTTCGATATATCGTATGCTCACCTTATCACTTTATTAAAAGCTTGTAAACTGCTGTATTTCTCTATATTTCTCGTCAGTTTATACTTTTTTATTATAATTTTTATAAATAAAAATCTAGCAAGATACGCATAATGTAATACATTATAAAAATACTGCCATTTTATAAATTTTATTAAATAATTATTATTGCAGCCTACCTCTGCAATCAAAAAAGACGCAGCCTTTCGCCACGTCTTAGCTTATTCTTGGGGAGGTCAGGAGCCTTCCCTGACAGGACTTCTCCCCTATATTCAATTAAATATTTCATATCTTCCTTTCTTTTGGGCATAAAAATAGCACCCACAGCGTATTGCTATGCGTGCTTATTAACTAATATTAAATTGTGTTGCACTGGTGCAACTTTGGACTATTCTACTATAATCCAATCTTCAGCGAGACAATCGTTAATACTTGGAACCCACATTGAATGTGAACCATCCACATTTTTTATCTGAAAATATGGGTTACATATAAACAAATCGCCTTCGTTTAACCCCCATGCTTCCGCTGTTTGCTTGTTGCAGGGGATTCCATTCGGATATGCTTTCTGATATACAACAAACATTCCTTTTCCGTTCCAACCTCTTCTTGCTACCTTATTACCTTTTTTCATGGCCTCAATAGCAATTCCAAATGTCATATTGTCACATTTTCTATACGCTTCATTAAATTGTTTCTTAGGGCACCAGCTTTCATATCCATCAGGATATCTTATGTGATAGCCTTCATCTTCTGGATTCTCGTCCCTTGGAATCTGCCATCCTCTGTATTCATTGTATTCGCCCCTGCTCATTGGCTCTGCTTCCACCACTTTTACTCCAATATAATCCTTCATTTTCAAATCCTCTCATTCTTAAAATTGGGTATAAAAATACCACCAATCTCTCGACTGGTGGTTTTAAATACGTCCTTGTTTTTTTAATTCCTCTATTTCCTTTTCTGTCAATGGAAAAGCTTTGATTTTTTCTTCTGCCATAATATGCTCTCGCTCTTCTAAAGCTGCTTCATATTCCTTTTTATCCATACTAAATCACCTCTAACTCTATTGTGTTATCTTTTCTTGATAATACTCTGTAAATATTATCTTTGTCAAGTAGCAATTCTCTTTGTTTTGGAAAAACACTAAGTTCCTCTATATATGCACATAATGTACCTTTTTTTACATAAATAATAATTTCATATTCTCCATTTAATGCTCGCTTCTTTATTAGTGAAGTACTTAAAAACTGTTTTGACCTAAATAAACCTCCTATTTCAATTCCTTCTGTAGGATCTAATGACATTCCCCTATATACTATTACATCATTTTTTATCTTATTCTTCTTCAATGCTCCAGATATAGTTTCTGCATACTCTTGTAATTTTTCATCTTGTGACGCATCTCCTCTAAGCATTGCATTTAATCTTTCAAAAAATCTATTAGGTTTTCTATCTCCAGAATTATATGTATACTTTTTAATTGCATATTTTTCTTTATTTGTAAGATTTTTTATCCATTCTTCAGATTCTTCTCTAAGTATATTAACAGCCTTACCTTGTTGTAATGCCCTAAAATTAGCAAGCGGTCTTTTACTATCTGCATATTGCTTCGAATCAACATTTCCAGTTCTAAATCTTACATTTTCCCACTGTTCCTTCCTCGCTGCATACATTCTCTTATTATCCGGATCCAGCGAATACTCCGACAGTCTACCGTACTGCTCCGCCATTCTGCCTGCATACTGCTGCTTCTGGTCCTGCCTATAATCTTCCTTAACCTGCTCAAGCTCTTTCTTGGAAAACTTGCTATCAGGCTCATCATCAAGTTCAGGGAAGTATGTTGTATGTACATCCTTACAATTTGGGTGATAAAGCCCTGCTGCCATAGCAGAAGACATAAGTGGATATGGACCATCAGACGCCTTTCCTCCACTCCACACATCATCTATAAGAATCTTCCCAACAAACGGAAGACACTTAGGGCAAGCATTAGCACGTTTATTCATAATAACTGTACTAATTCCCCATGATTGTCTCATTTCGCCTTCTCCGGTCAAATAAGCACGCTTACATGCTGTCTGAATTGCCATCTTAGCATATGATTTTATTGAATGTCTTGCACCGTTGGAATATTCTATGCAGTTAATACCAGCCTTAAGAAAATCCTTTGTAGCCATATCTACAGCCTTCTCATATGTTCCTGCGCCTGTAGCTGCATAAACTTCTGCATTGAATATTATCTGCCGGTATTTATCCTCCGACATTCTAAGCATTGCTTTCTCTGCCGTGCTAAAATCATTCTTTGTGGCTTTTATCATAGCTTCCAGCTTCCTTGTATTAAGCCTGAAAAAAGCACCTTCAGCGCCCTGTGACACCTTAGATGCTTTCAATCCTTTCTTCAATGCTCTTAATATCTTCTGTTCCTGCTCTGTTCCGCCTTCCTGTCTGGCTGCAAATATCATTGCGTCAATAGAGTCATTTATGTTACTGAACGACTTCGTGAACTTCTTTTTATTCTGTGCCTTATACTTTTCCAGAGCCTTAAGCTGTTCTACCTGCCACTGTGACCAGTTAAACCCCATATCTGTCTCTTCTGCTCTATGGCTTGCAAGATTACGCATCATGGAAGCAATCAGCTCATCTTCTATGGCCTTAAATGCTTTCTCTATATCATAGTCTGTATTTAACATAGGCTACCTCATTAAAAGTCCACTTCAAAGCCATCTGATTTCATATTAAGTGCCGGTTCTTCCATATCTGATATCCCCTGTTCAGCCTTAAGCCTTGCAACCTCTTCCTGTTTCCAGTCATCATCCTTGGTATCTCCATACAGCTCATCAATGGACGCTTCTACACTCATAATGCCTCCCTGCTTGGCTTTGCTCACTGTCTCAACCTGGCTCTCAAAGCTAGGATTCGCATATTCACCAAATGTCACATCAACATCAATGTCCTGTGTTGTTGAATTATTAAGTGTATCTATCGCCTGCAATGTCATTTTTACAAGCTTCGGAAGAACCTTCTGGAGCTGATTTACAATATTGTTTCTACTGTACAGCGTTGCTTTTTCCTTCTCCCTCTGTGCTTCTGCATTATCAAGCTTCTTTACATCTATTCCTAATGTAGAAGGGCTCATGATTCCCTGCAAGCAAAGATCAAGTGCCGTGATATATGTAGCAAGATACCCTTCATGTGGTATTTCACTCTGTTCTCTCTCAATCTTATAATTGGCACCTTCTGCCATAGGGGCTGAATACTGTATATAAGCATTGTCGAATGAATTTGGCAACATAATCTTTCCATCACTAGGATTTCTAGGAAGTAAATTCTCTGGGATATATTCCTTTGTACGGTTATGTCTTAAGGCATCCATCCACTGGCTCCATGCTTCATCCAGTGCATCAAATTCATCTATCTTACTGTCATAGATACTTTTACCTCTACCTTTAAACTTCGCTGATTTATAGAACATGAGCGGTATGGCCATCATAAAACTTTTATCTTCCCATGTTACAGGTCTTAAACCTGCAAGCTCCGGCACATTGCTAATATCACATTCTTTGTTATCTCTTGTGAGCATATATGTGATATAGCCTTTGCCATATGTTTCAAGTAGGATGTATTCCTGATTCTTAACTGTATATATTGTCTTAAAAACAACCTCTTTCACTCTGCCGCGTTCTCTTATTATCTCTACCCTGTCGCCTGGATAAAACTCTATAATCGGATACTGGCTTAGATTCGTATCTATGGATAGTTTAAATGCGCCATCTCCAACAATAAGAGTGTCTGTTATTGCCTGCTTTACAAGTTCTGCAAAATCGTTTTCTTCTGCTATCTTATCCCAGTCTGACTGCCTGCTGCCAACATCTATCTCGTTCATGTCTGCAACAACAATACTCGCAAGCATATCAACCAGCATTGCCGGTAATCCTACATGTATCTTTCTTATCGCTAATCCAGGAGAGCATTTTGCAGCCCAGAATCTTGTCTTATCTCCATCAATCTGATCATACAGCTGTGACAGCTCCTCACTTACACCTCTGTACCATATATGATTCTTAATGGCATTACCTTCAAAGTCGAAGATTTCCTGTATATTAATTATTCCTCTCTGTGCCGGCTGCACACGCAACCATGTCCTTATTCCATCTCTTATCTTATCAGCCATAGTATTAAATATGCTCACCTCTCTCACTCTCCTATCTGTTCTCTACTCCAACTTTGTCCCTGTATGGTATCCAGCCATATTGCGTACTGTTTACCATGTGGTCATTTCCATCTTCCGGCTCACAGTCTTTATCTTCCAGCCAACTGTATACCTGCAGTTCCCCTGTGTAGTTCGTGCATGTATCTACAACATAATAACTTGGCTCTTTGCCCTTTTCGTCGTTAAAGGACATCCAGCCAAGCTGTAAGTTAATTCTATCGATTATGGTTACTTTCTTATACGCATTGTTAAATATATACTGGCAGTCAATGTGTTCTCTCTTGTACTTGGCAAATTCTGTTATTGTCGCCTGATCCGCGTTATCAACAAATGTGTTCTTTGCCATGCCGCCCCATTCCTTACGGTTTCTTTCAAGGAAATCTATATAATTCTTAACTGTATCACTTGGAGCTATTGGTATATCAAGAGCCGCATTGTTATATACCCTTTCTGCCAGTATAATTAGCTTCCCTTTGTTTGTTATTCCCATATAGGACATTGCAATAGTATCAGGACTCTTAGTTGAATATGCCGTATCAAGACCGCTTGTATATATTACAAACCATTCTGTCTGCTTGTCGTCATATTCTCGCTTAATAAATGCCTTAGCCTGTTCCTTCGTAATAACATGTCTCTTGCAGAAATTAGAAAAGACAAGACCTGTAGCCTTGCCTCTTAATCCCAATATCTTGTTTTTATATATCTTGGTACCGGGAGGATAGCTCATTTTTTTCTGTTCTATCTTCTCTGGTGTCATGGATATATTATCTTCAAATGTGAAGAACCAATATACCCAGTCTTTAATAGGCTCACAACCATTAAGGTCCTTCCATATCTCTTCCGGCACATCTGCCTTGTACTTATCAATTGGTCTTGCGTGATTAATATATTCGCTGTATATGGGTAATGTAGGTGCATCCGGATTAAGAGTGCCTACAAAGTATTCAGAACGTCCGAATATTTCTCGTATGAAGTCTATGTTAGCTGTATTGCACTCATCTACCCATACACATCCAAATTGTGAACCTAAGGCGTTCTTCCACTTACTGGCATTATCGTAGCCCAGAACATATATTATCTTGGTACTGCTGCCAGTTTTGAATTTAATATGTGGAAGTTTATTCTCTTTATCACCATTACCGCAGTATTCCAAATTAGGGAATATCTGAAGTAATCCCATATCTGCATTGATGATATTCTTCTCAATGACACCTGTTGTATTACCGGCTATAACATGCAGCTTCATATTTGATTCAGCCACATTCATAATAAACTTTACAGCAACCGTTGTAGTCTTGCCTGATGCAGTAGAGCCTTCAAGGAATTCTGCTCTTGCCGGTGTATCTATGTAATCCCAATACTTATCACTTAGAAGCATCAGGCTCACCCCTTGCTTTACGCTGAGCAAGAAGCTCTGCAAGCTCGTTTTTTACAGAATCATTGATATTTGCTTCTATCTTATCCGTGAACATTCCAAGATGTTTGCCAAGAAGCTCCAACGCCCTTACCTTATCACATGGCTTGACCTCCAATCCATCTCGTCCTTTCTTAATAACAGCTAAGGCACGCTTCTGTTCTTCTGTAAGCTCTTCTGTCAATACTGGCTCTACAGTCCTGTATGTAGCAGGTTTGCCGTCCTCATTCAGTATATCCACAAGTATACCGCCTACTTCGGCTTTCATTTTCTTTTCAACTACATGTGCATAATCTGCTGTATTAGAAAAAGCTATCAGTGCAAGTTCCCTGATTACTCGCTCTTGAGTAATCTCTGTCTTGCGTGATAGTTCTTTTTGTCTTTCTCCTATGTACTGTGAAATTGTAGTATTTTGTAGTAATTTTGATGCATTTGTATTTGCGTACTTTTCTGTGTACCCCGCCCTAATAGCCGCTTGTGTGGCATTAAGGTCTATAAGGTATTCATCACAGAATTTCCGTTGTTTATCTGTTAACCTCACACAATCAGCTCCTTTCTTGGCATACAAAAAAGACACCAGCCTTAAGCCAGTGTCTTACCGGGGTATTAATATTTAATAATGGAGAAATTATGCTGTCCATCAATTCCAGTTTAGATATTAACACAGACAAAACGAACAGAGCGAACAAACTTTAAATTTTTGCTAAAAATCTTTCTACTGCCATTCTGCAGCCATCCGCTGTGTGGTGTTTTCCCATCTTTCTTGCTACCTGCACCCATGATAATCCTTCTATGTATCTTAATTTTATAAGCCGTCGCATTCTGCTATTGTCAATTTGATTAATACATTGTTCTATGAGGTTTATCTGCGTATCTATCTTCCCTTTAATGTCTATCTGCTGTTGCTGTCGTACTAAAAGAAGCGTTCTCTTCTGTGAATATGCCGGATAAGGGAAGCCTTCTACAACAAAATGCTGCTTACCTCCATTTCCACCGGTAACACTATCCTTTTCCGTATAGCCTTCAGCTTCCATTTTATCAAGTTCTCTTTGTATCTTATCAATTGCGGCCTGTATTTCCTGTTTCTCCTTAACCAAATCATTGTACTGCTTAAGAAGGTCTTTTATATTGTTCTTTTTCAAGTTGTTCATCACCTGCCTCCTGTTCAATCCATCTATTGTACGTTCTATTCTCCTATTTCGATAATAGCTTTATTTTCAGAGTCATAAATACATAATTTGCCGTTTTCTGAATAATACGGTGCCATATATCCATAGTCAGGATACCCTGCGCATTCATTAAAAGTTATGTAAACAATATGAGTTGTAGAGTAATAATACAAATCATTCTCTCCCTCAATTTGAATCAATTTTGAATGTCTATCATAGTCTTTACTGCCGGTGTCTGTATTAGTACACCCTGCCATTCCAACACATAATGTTAGGCATAGCATGACTACTAAAATTTTTTTCATAAGACTCTCCACTTATCTTTCTCCTTTCCTGCTACCATCTCTGTTGTATTTATCCGCTGACTTATAGAATGGGCAAGGCTTAACCTCCTTGGCGCAATACAGTTCTTTAAGTCCTTTACAGTCTCTCTGCTCAAGATTAGCCATTATACAATCTCTATTGACCATCATTACTACCTCCCTCAAAAAGTTCCTTTAATATTGCATTAGCCAATTTATCCAACTTTTCATCTATTTTTTTATCAAGGTCTTTCGATACCTCTTCCTGCTCTTTGTCTGTTAAAAGTGCCAGCTCACAGGCTTTCTTAATTCTTTCTTCAGCAAATACCTTATCAATACCTGTATTAAGCATTGCTCTATATACAGTCTGTATTGCTGTTCCTAATTCTCCAACAAGTACCATTGGTGTTCCTTTTATTTCAATTCTACCTTTATCACATTTAATCATAATTATTCTCCTTATTATTTTATTAGGCAAATCTTAATTGCCCTGTCTTTTCTTCATTTTTATTGATTTTTATTTAGGAGTACCTTATACTGTCATTACAAGGTACTCCTTGTGTTTTGACAATCCCTATGTGCTGGCTAGGCTGTGAGGGATTGTCTTTTTTCTTGTCTTTTCCGGCTTGCTAATGCAATAAGAATCTCAAAAAATCTTTTTGTATCATCAGATACTTCTGCATTGTTTATGAATTCTACACACTCCCTAAAATTATTTTCTGACATTTCAACCAAGTTCTTTAACATTCCAAATGTTACTAAATCATTCATATTAGCATCTCCTTTGTTTTATTATAGTTTCATTATACACTATAATAAAACATTGTCAACACTTAAGTAAATATTTTTACACTCTATTGAAACATTTTACATAATGATGTATAGTATTCTAAAAGGAGGTGTTTAATATGAGTAATGATATTCGTAATGAAATTAAGTCATATATAGCCAAAAGCGGTATGACATTGACAGATATCATATCTGAATATAATAAAACTCACGAACCAACAACTACACAGAATATATCTAACAAATTAACTCGTGGAACAATCAAATATAGTGAATGTCTCGCATTAGCAGATATCATGGGTTATGACATTACTTGGGTTAAGAGAGGTTAACGCCTCTCTTTTTTCATGCCAAAAACTTGTTTATAAAATACTGCTGCCCTTTTCCAGTTACTTTAGTCGTTCGGTTTATACGGACTGAACCATCTGGATTATTCACTGTACTTTCTTTAACCTCAAATAAGTTCATATCCATGCTCTTCTGCGTCGGCATATTGTAATCTGAACCATTCCTCTTTATTAAGTATCCATTTTCACGTAGCCATAAAAACAACCTTTTCTGCCCCATATCAACACCATTCTGTTTTATCAGCTTTGCTAAATCACCGATTAATATTGATGTATGACTAGCCGAAACTGCATCAGCGAATATTTCTTTGGGTTTCATACGCTGATAATCAATAAGGAGTGTAGTATTTGTTTCCTTTAGACTATCAATTGTCTTATTTGCTACTTTCAGCGCTCTAGCCATAACCTGTTCTGGTGTATTCCATGCCTTTTCTAAATCAATCAGATACTGGCGGCACTTCTTCCCTTTTTCTGTTCTACTCATTAAGCAGATATGTTTTGCCATATCAACTGTCATGTTATAGTCTTGCAAATCTCTTATTTGCACTCCACCGTTGTTTTGAACCTCCGTACCTTTAAGTACACTGGTAAAATCTTCTCCTTCAACAAATCCTTGAGAATTAGAATCAAACCAAGCTGAAAATCTCTTGCTAATTTCAAGAGCATCGTAAAGTTCTCTCGCTGACACCGTCTGTGCTTCATCATTTACTGTTATTAAACTATTCATAACTTTAAAATCTCCTTTTTATTTTACTTATGTTACTAATTTCATTCAATTTTATAAAAACAATAAAATTAATTTTAATTTCCCATAAAGTCAAACAGTGTAGGTGTTTCTATCTCATTCTCTGCTTCCTGAAGATATCCAACACCATCTCTGAAATAGTCACAGCTCAGTTCTATTCCATAGCCGTATCTTTTCATCTTTACTGCCGTCATTGGAACTGTCATTAAGCCTCCAAACGGGTCAAGAACCATATCACCTTCATTGCTGTATCTGTTAATGATTCTTTCAACAATATCAAGCTGCAGTGGGCATACATGCATCTGCTGCCTGCGTCTGCTCTGTGTTGTATTAAGTGTTCTCATTCTGTTTATATCATCCCATACGTCAAGGTTATTCCATGAACCGGGAGCGACAACCATAAATGTGGCTGGGAGCTTATCATTTTTATCTAACTCTTCCGCAAGCTTCACATGTTCTTCATAGCTGTATACATTGGAACGGCTGTATTCCCTATAAACTCTCTGTAAATCATCAACACTAAATTCCTTAAGCTCATCTTTGCTTATAAGCCTGTCGCCTGAACTTCTCCAGTATCCGTGAGCGTCTATCTGCCATTGTGCCCTTGTATAATCTTCCTTGGTTTTCTTTACAGGATCATCCGCATATGCATTAGATTTATCTGTTGGAAGTTTTCTGAACAGAAGTATATATTCTGGACAGCCTACCCCCATCTTTGAACCGTCTTTGCATTGTTCAGACCATCCAAGGCGGTATGTCTGGTTATTCTCCCTGACCACATCTGTGACAACTGTTATCATGCCAAAATACTGAAAACCGTGTTTCATGTAGTGTTCTATACACTGTGCATGAAACGGCTCTATTGTAGGCATTCCAGTTCCTGTAGCATTTCCAAATAATACCCTGTCTTTAACATGGATGGCTGCTACCCTGCCAGGTTCAAGAATCCTTAAAAGCTCCGGTGTAAGGAAATCCATCTGCTCAAAGAACTTTTCTGTATTCTCATTGTGTCCGAAGTCGTTATAATTAGCGCTATACTCATAATGGTTTCCGAATGGAATGGATGTATGTATAAGTCCTACAGAATTACTCTCAATTCTTCTGCACTCTTCAACACAATCATCGTTTACCGCTGTATAATGCTTTCCCTGTACTTTCACTGTCTCAACTCCCATCTTTCTCTCTAACCGCTTTATTTTAGATGCCGGACTTAAACCATATTTCTTTACAATATCAGTCATTTTCTTAACCATGTGATTATGATTCTTCCATTTCTCAAGCAGTGCTTCTTTTATCTGTCTTTCGTTCTCCATGTATATAATGTCTATAACAACTGTATCTGTCTGTAAGAACCTGTAACATCTATGTACTGCCTGAATAAAATCGTTAAACTCATAATCAATCCCCAAGAATATCTCCCTGTGGCAGTAACGCTGAAAGTTACAGCCTGAGCCCGATATTGATTTCTTTGTTGCAAACAGCTTGATTCTTCCCTGCGCAAAATCAATAACACGCTTTTCCCTTATGTCATAATCCTGTGAGCCATATATATCTACAACTTCGGGTATTGCCTTAAGAATTGCCTTTCTTTCAGACTCTAAGTCATGCCACAAAAGGAAATGCTCCTCAGACGAACTCTCTACAATCTCTTTCATTTTTTCAACACGCTGGTCAATGCTGTTTCTTTTTACTTCTGCAGCTTCCTTCAAGCCTGCTGCCGCTTCTGTAAATAACTGCATTTGTCCTGTTTTATCAGATGTATCCCCATAATGTATTGGTATCTCATGCCACCTTACATCAAGTGGAGGTAACACATAGCCCTCATCAGAATATTTCGGATTTACATCTGAAGGTTTCGTTATGAACAACGCCCATGATGAAACCCACAACCAGAATTCATCTTCAATATTCGGGTACAATGTAAGATTATTAGCCTTAGTGCTGTCTCTCTGAAAGAATCTTGTAAGTGCCTGCCCTGTATCCATTATCTCAAGATATCCGGCATAATGTATAAGCTCTTTGTATTTGTTTGGACTTGGCGTTGCTGTGGCTACCAGCTTGTAAGGAACATTCTTGAACTTATCAAGAAATGTCTGGTATGTCTTGCTTCCAAAAGACCTTAAAACACTTGCTTCATCCAGCGATGTTGCAACAAAATAATCTGGTCTTATATCACCATCTCTTACTCTTTCATAGTTGGTAAGCACAATACTGCTGTCACAGGATTCTACTTTTTCCATACTTCTGCAATAAACAGGTGCATCATATCCAAGAACATTCACAGCGTCCTGTGTAAATTCCTGTTTTACTCCAAGTGGAAGAACAATCAAAGCCCTTCCGCCCTCGTGATCTATTACCTGTTTACAGAATTCTATCTCCTGTATGGTTTTACCTAAACCAAAACTTTCAAACAAAGCTCTTCTTCCACCTTTAAGTGCCCATATTACGGCATCCCTCTGATGTGGCTTTAATGCTTTGTTAATATCTGCCGGATTTACTTCAAATCCGCTATCCTGTGCAAGTTCTATCTTGCTTTCTAAAAACTCCTGGTATGTCATTTTTGAAAGGAACATCGTACGAATCACTCTGGCCAGAGTTCCAAGCTCCTTTCTGCTATTCTTATTTTTCTTTTGCCCGCATGCACTTATACGAGCAGTAATACCTGCTGCCTTTCTTATATCCCCACATAGTCCTGTCTAATGTAAGTGTAGAAATATACCTGCCGCATTTTGCACAATAGAATCCATTTTTGTCATTCTGTTTCTTAACTGGGAGACTTCGCCTTTCTATCCGGCTTGTCCTCTTTTACTGTTACTGCATCGCTTAATGCAGAAATACAGACTTCTAAAGACTTACAATGTTCTTCAATTACCTCACTTAATCGGTTCTTGATATATTCAGCCGCATCATCTGCTATATCTTTCATGCCAGGGAGCTTGTACAGCTTTGTATACCCTGCGTAATGGCTTCTGTCTTCGCTTGGCTCCCCCTTGAATAAGTCTTCCCCTGTAAGTTCTTCCTTGACTCTGTACATATCCAGTACCCTATTTGCACCATCTTCTATTGCAAGTCCAAGTTTTCCTATCTGCAATAATGTTTCCTGTGTCATTAGTTGTCCTTTCCAGCTTTACAGAATCCGACAATAACACTTGCTAATGCTGCTCCGGCTATAAAGCTTATTATCTCTGCAATCATATATCCTCCTCTGTCTTGCTATAAATATCTATAACTGCTGCCACAACATCTTCTCTGTTCCATTCTGTTTTTTCGTCTGGTGGTGCAGTTATTGTCACCCTGTCTGATTCTCGATTTATATCCATTGTATAAATCCTGTTATGTACACATATCTGATACGCCGCTTCATCAGCACATAAGATTTCCATGATTTCCTCTGTTTCAAGGCTTGAAGTAAATATTTTGTCTCTCAGATGCTTATTATCTTTAAAAAGCTGCTGTAATACCTGTTCGAGCACATTGTTATCCACAGAATCTTCATACAGATAATTCTTCCCAAATGCATTCATCCATTCTCTGTGGCTGTATACCTGTTCAAAACGCCTTTGACCTGCTTTTATGAGTTTCAAATCTGTTTCTCTGCTTTTGTGTACTGCTTCTGCTCCTGTTCTATGGTCTTTTTCACATAAAAACACGGTAAGCCCATACTTTTCTGCTATCTTTCTGTTTGCTACCCCATGCATAACATGGTGCTTTTCTAATCCGTATGATGTAAGAGGTCCAAAATACCCCTGTTTCTCTGCTCTCATACGACACAGAAAACATTCTTTTGTATTCTGCATTATGCTTCTGCTCATATTCTCCTTTCCCCTCCCATAGCAGGGAGGTCTGCTGCCATATTAATAGTTGCTGTGATATATATACTTAGATAAATAAGTATCTTGTAGACATTTATGGAGTAAAATGCTTCTCCCATTCTGTATTTATGCCATTTGAAGCCATCTTGATTTTTAATATGTCGCTGTGTGCTGACATTCGTATAACTCTCTTTTCAACTTTGCTATTTTCCCTGATACTTGTGTAAGATGATTTACACGCATACTGGTATTAACTGCACTTTTATCCTCATCATATGTAAGAATTGCCTGCCTCAGCCACTCCTGTTCTTTCAGCTCATTCTTGATTCTTTCTTCCTCACTGGCATTTCTCATATTCTTCCTCCATCTTCTTAAGCTCATATTTCATATATTTGCTGAACTCATGCTCTTTATCATCCGACCAGCTTATAACATGTCCGCGGCTGACATTTAAGTACTGCTGCCACAAATCCGCATTTTTTACCTCTTTCCCATTAGCTTTCGTCCATCCGGCTTTTTCCCATTGTTGCGGCCAAGCATTTCTACAGCTATTTAATACATGCTCGCAACTAGTATTTATGCGGATTTCGCAGTTTTCATGGAAGCGCATTAATGCATGTATTATTGCCTGCAGTGTTGCCTGATTCTCTGTTACATTTTCAAGCGTGCCTTTGCCGTTTCTAATGAACTCTTTGCCATTAATTACTATCTTTAAGACATACATATATTCCGTATGTTTCTTTATTGCCGGACCTTTAGCTGTCGTCTGGATGAATACGTCTACCTTTTGCATCTCTTTTTCTCCAATCCCGGAGTCTTGCTGTTATATAAAACATGCCATTTACTCCGTTGTAATACACCTGTGATTCCAGAAGAGAATATTCCGGATGCCAGGCTTGTATTTCTGCTTCCCTTGCAGCCTTATCTCTTACAAATGTGTCTATATATTTGCTTACAGGAACATACCGCCCATTTCCGCCTTTTCTCTTAGAACGGACCTTACGAACTCTGAACTGTCTAAGTCCTGTAGAGCAGTTCCACCGCTTCTCATTTTTCTGTCGGTGCTTGTCCTTTGTTATGTACTTTGCCATTCCTACAAGACCATAAGCATCTTCCTCTAGTCGCTTTGACTGAGAACGCTCTCCCAACTTCCACAACTTCTCACATACATCTCTGTCAAGAAGCCCATCCATAATCACATGATGATGCCAGCGCACCTTTGCGTCGGGATCATGCTCTGTAACATATATGTACTTGGCTTTAGGCAGACCTAACTTCTTGCGTCTGTAATTAATCCGCCGGATGTAATTAGTCATATTCTTAATAGCATCTTCCCAGCTAGATGGTTCATTCCCCTCAGAGTATGTAAGCGTCATCCATATATCTTCATTTGTGAAGTTCTCAATAATCAGTCTTGAGCAATACTTAATAGCATTCTTATTGTTCAGGTTCTTCTGGGTTTCTTTATCCCTTATCCGTCCTTCCTCCGGAATGTCCTCTTTCCTCGTGAACTCAGGATATATTTCTATCTCTAACTGATTACCTGCACGGATCTCCTTACATGTATAGACACACCTGTATTTGGTCTTCAGCATGTACTCCATGAAGACCTCATTCATATCTTCTACAGATTTATCAATAGCCGCTTCATAGTCATAGGGAATGTACCTTGTACCTCTTCTTTTCATGTACACCCCTTTTAATAATCTTTTTCGCAGACTTGTTAATATTCATTACAAGCCCAAGAAAAAAGACCATTTTATTAATTTTTCTTGATGTACTTGAACATTTCTGATACAATAATATTGTTATATTTGCAGAGCATTTTATGTTCTAAGTACTGAGCCGCTGGTCCAAGCGGCTCTTTTTTATATTGTTGGAAGTCTGTAAGCTCCTTCCGGCACAAAGCTGAATATCTCCAACAATCTCAGCCTTGTGTACCATTTGGCAGCCAGCTCCGTGTTACCAATTCGAAGATTCTCATTAATTCTCTTGTTGTACGAAATTATCAAACCTACTCGTCGCATATTATTTTCCTTTCCTAAATTACAATATTCTTTGGTTCATTCGGATTCGTTAAATCCTTTCCCTCATTATCCCTGAAGAATCTTTCAAGCTCTGACTTTCTTATTCTTGTATGAGGGATTTTAAGCACCCTTATCTGATTTGCGTTGATAAGTGTATAAACATACTGTTTAGAAGCTCGCATGATTGTTGCCACTTCCTCCACTGTATACACCATATCCTCCGGCTCCCTCTTTATTGTTGCTATCTTCATAAGCCTGCTCCTTTCCTTAATCTATTTCCTCTTAGGTTCATGGCATAACACCATTATGGTTATGCAGATAATTGCTGTTATTGCTATTGCTGTATAATTCACTCTCTCACCTCCTTGATAGATAATTACTTGTGCAAATGTTCTTTTACTCCTATACTTTAATTACAAGCTATTGCCGTAGCCGAGTAATCACGAAAGGAGATTCTTTATGGCTGATTTATCACAATCCCCAGCAGAAATTTTTACGCCAGATAATCCAAGTGTTGTGCTAACAAATATAAATGGTTATGAAGTGCCCACCTTGGAACTTTCTGATAAAAGAGGCTCTTATATAGCAATTCCTGCTTTTAATAAAGAATTGTCTGATATAACAATGCAATTTATTAATGGTCATTACATAACTGAAATTGACTATGATAAATTTAATGGCAAAGTTGCCATTATTAAGGCTTATTACCAGCATTAGAGCTATTGGCAAGAGGTTCTTCTGCCTTTGGATGAACCTCTTCACAATAAACAGATACTTTTATCATTTTTTCTGCCTCATTATGAATATTAATTACTTTCTGTCTTAACCAGCCTTCTGTTGATTCATCCGCAACTCCTATGATTGCTGTATTATTAATTTCTTTACCATTAACAATTAGTTTTCCATTGTCATAATCAACTGTAACGCTGTGTACCTTATTCACTCTCTCACCTCCTCGAATAGATAATTTGTGTTATAATCAAAGCAAAAACAGGAGG